ATATAATAGCTTAACCAGTCAACGGGGCGCACTAAGATAGCTTTACTCTCCTTTCCCCAGTTAGCTATCGCGCCCCACCTGCTCGCGCAAGTGCGCACCTAAACCAACCAGTAAAAAATGCTTCTTCCCACCCGCTTGGGATTTCCTCAACCGCTTGCGCTCACCCTCTAGCACACACCATAGAACCTCTTTCTCTAATAACTCACTCATTCCTCTGCTCGCGCTCGTTCTATGCACTCCTATCATCTTGCAATAATAACTAATGGCATCGTGGCTGCTCCAGGTTTGCCATCGATACCGTTCGCACACGCTCCAAAGTAACAGCTTCGCTACTGGCGATAAATCTTCTCGCCCCGCGCGTGCGCGATACCAATTCCAAACTTGCTTGCGCAATTTCGAATAATCTCTAAAGGCTGAATTGTATTTCATGGCGATGAATGGTGATTCGCTTTCGTTCTCCACCTCCCCCGCGCTCACCCACCAATATTCTCTTTTAATGCTGTCTCTCAATGTCTTCTCCTAATAATCTAACTCTGTTTTTAGAGACATAAAAACCTTCAAGGTTTTTTGTCTCTCTTACGTATATAGTATACGTACGGATATTTGTCGCGATTTGATGCTATCGTTGCTGTGATTTAGTGCCATCGTTGTAGCGATTTAGTGCAGTCGTTGTCGCTCCCCGCTACAAGCTAATTAATATCACCGCGTAACATAACACGAAAATCATAGCCAATTTCATTAATAATTCATGGTTCAATCTGGTTTCTCCTCCTTGTCAAACCCAAAGGCTACTTGACTAATAATGTTCTCGATTCTTTTATAAGTATCTAAATCTTCTTTGGATTTGGTGGCCTGTCTGTCTATCTCGGTGGCGTAATCACCAAGGACAGTAACAATAATATGTTTATCTTTTTCGCTTAGAATCAGTCTCATTTTTTTGCTCCTTTTTTGGTTTCTTCTTACCAAATATTTTATCAAAATTGTCTCTGTATTCTTGGCTATAGACTAAATCTCTTGGTTTATCACCTTTACCGCTCATTCTTTACCTCTCGTTTGTATTTCAAAATGATTGATCTCATTGTTCTCAACCGCTTCTTTAAACTTTTCTTTTAACTCATCATGGCTTAGATCAATAGCATCATCAATAAAGACCACGCCTTTGACTGCATCGCTCATACTTCACCCTCGCGTCTAATCTCATCTTCTTTGGGAAAATATACATCCACATGAGAGCCACACTTAGGGCAAGATAGATTCGTAACCATGCAAAAGATTGAATCTTCTTCATCGTCTAAATCGTGATCTGCCCCCCATATTAAATCTGTTTCACAATGCCAACATTTCATTTCTCTCTTGATCCTCCAGGTAATTGTTCTACATCAAACCATCCGCATGGGTAATTAATCATATTAAAAATCTCCAAAATTAAAGTTGCTTTCTTTGTAAGGCTCAAGCACGGCCTCTTTCCTAAACAATGTCTTGATTGATACATCAACCTCGGATGAATTACTTTTCACCACCGCACCCTTCACCACGCGCAACCGCTCATAGTCCACCCCGTTATCAATACAAATTCTCTCCGCTTCTTCTTCATTCGCTAACCACAAGGCTATTGCTAACCTATGCCCATCAACCAAAGAAGATGCGCCTCTTATCTTACTGCGCACATTCATCGGGTCGTCATCAGCTTGGAGAGCCGCCTTTGACATATGATGAATACTTAGGGTGCAACAGTTAAAACGCGAGGAGATAGAGGCGCAAAGTTGACAGTAAAGTTGAGCAGCTTCATTAGATGAACTAATGGGCGCTCCACTCATGGCTTGGATTGGATCAATGATGACCAATTCTAAATTCGGTATGGTTTCTAATTCAGCTAACAACTCTCTAGCTTGATCGGTAATTTGTAAACCTTTGGAATCATCTCTAATAAGAATTAAAGGTTCTGGTTGATCGGGGATTGTATGGGTGAATACATCATAAGGTGCATCGAATCTTTTATTACCTTTATCCAGCGCATTGATTCGTCTATGGATTTCAACCAAGTCATCCTCGGCTGATAGTATGACAACATTGCCACCTTTGAGTATGGGATGATCGAACCACATTCCAGAGCCTTGCGATACTTTGATGGCTAAGTCTAATGCCATCATGGATTTACCTACCCCACCAATCGAGGCAAGAATACCAGGCTTGGATATTTCTAACAGTTTATCCACAAGCCAAACCTTTGGCGGCGGTTCTTTAACTAGGTTTCTAATAGGGTGTTTGGTTATACCTAAACCTTGATTCAATATTTCTAATCTAACTCTATCTAATCCGTGAGTTTTAGCTAAATCGTTGTAGTCTCCTCTCGCACTCGGCACGCGCACGAAACAGTTAGGAATGGCAGATGCTACCTCGTTAGCTTTCTTCTCTCCTACGCCGTTCTCATCGTTGTCTAGGGCTATATATAATCTTGCCTGAGATATCTTGCGAATATTAGTAACAGCTTCCATGGTAAAGTTCGCCGAAAATACGCAAACTGTCGGTATCTTCGTTGATTCATAAACTGTAGCTGCGGTTGAGTATCCCTCGACAATGATTAGGTTTTCTTGCGTGGCTAATGTTGCTTGCTCGCACCCAATAAGAAAAACATTGCCTTTGATTTCGCTCGCGCTCACAAATCTTTTCTGTCCTTTCTTATCTATATACTGTAGACTACGCACCTCTCCGCTTACTGCGGAGATGACAGGAACAATTAAACTTCCGTTCAGTTGTTTCAATCCATAACTTTTAACATTTTTATTATTTAGATACTCATGCGAGATCACGGGCTGACAGTTCTTATATCTTTCTTTTACTTCTTTAGCTACTTCATCATGCCTAACTTTCTTCGCTACTTCGGCCCGCTCAATAGCTTCTTCCATTCTTTTTTGTAGCGCTACTCTATCAATGTTTGATAGTTGATTGGTGTTAATGCTTGACCACTTGTGCTGTTCACCAGTACGCCAGTTACCAAAAGTTGCAAAATAATTTCCGTCTAACTCATTGATAACATACCAGCCGCTACGCTCATTGCCTTTGTCTGGTCTAACACCAGGCGCAGATTGTACGGGTACTCTTGTTACCTGTCCCGTTAAATCTAGTGAATTGACGAACAACCCTTGGTTATTCATCTCGCGTATTAAATCATCCGTGCTATTACCTTGACTGGCAAAAGCAAAGTTATCATCAATGACTAAGCCTTTCTCTCCATACCATTTAGTCAGTTCCATCTCTTAATTTTCTCTCCAATTTTCCTGTTTCTGCTTGATGATTAGCCCAGTTGAGATATTCTCTTATAGCCTTACCAAATAACAGTTCTCTTTTTTCTCTATCCCATTCGTGCATAACATAAGAACCTGTGTCCTTGGCTATCTTAAGATAGATGTCTTTCGTTTGTTTGATAGCGTAATCTAAGCCCTCGTTGCTCATCTGCGCTACATTCTTCAGCTGTTCACCTTTTTTTATTTTATCTAGGTGATCCATGCTACAAGCTCCAAACCAAGTGTGATCTTTACCATATACAAACCCTTTCGCTGGCGCTCTACAAAAAGCGCACAGCGATGGTTTACTTATTAATGGATTAAAAAGGGATCTTGTCGCCAAGATCTTCTTCTACTTTCGGAGGTGTCGGCGCACTTGCCTCTACCTTCTTACCCTCTGCTGGTTGCCAATGGCTACCAAACTTAGAGTCGATCTCTGGATAGTTGTTTTCGTTAAGCTTTAACATACAACTAACCGTCTTACCATTAAGTTCGTTAGTGTCTTTTAAAGTTCCAGTAATGCCAGCTGCTTTTGCAAGACCTGCCATTTCCTTCATACCAAAACCAACATACTTAGGATTGTCATGCGCAACAGTTACAGTAAAACCTGTTTGTAATCCTGTTCCCGCAATCCTAAAGTTAAGTTGCATACCCATCCAACCATTCTGACCCGATCTTAATTCTTCATTAGTATTCACATACTCAAGATCATATCGTCCTGGTTTTATATCCGTTTGTTGTTCGACAACTTCCACATCGCCGAAAAAATTACTTATATCCATATTGATACCCTTTATATCTATATATTAATTAACCTGGATCGTAAGAATCATAATCAGATAAGTATTTGATTAAATCCTCACAATCCGCCTGCATTGAAATAAGCCAATGTAATCCATCGATAGGTAAAGAGTTGTCCTCTGGATTGATAGAATCTATATGTTTATTCAAGATCATATCAAACAGTTTTAAGGTTCTCTTTACTCTTTCAACTTCTCCTAATCGGCTCATTTCAACATTTCCTCTCTTATGGTCGCCCACTCAAAAGGCATCTCACTAGGCAAGCCATATCTGTTCTTGGCCATATAACCAGGTGCTTGCTCAGTAAAAATAGTTCTGTCGCCAGCAACAGTCTTGGTAGTCATACCCATCTTGCCTTTGACTTGTACAGTTCCAACTTTGTAGTTGGCAAAAAAGACTGCATCGCTATGTTCTACTAACAAGTCAGCAGCTTTACGATGTAGTTTGATTTCATGTCGATCATGCGGATCATTAGATGGGTCTTCATATCTGCGAATCTGATTGTGTGCAATCTGTATCACAGTCATAGACTTCTCATCTCTTAGTCTGTTAAGAACCTCAACATACTCTTTCCACTTATCAAGAGCTGCAACATAGCCTTTACCATATGCAGGTGTATCTATTTGCGCCCAACCATTTTCGTTACAGACATGATCCCACAACAAAGTTTCTAACCAGTCTAATGAATCAATACAAGCAACACGAAATTCGTGATCCTCTGTAAGTAAAGAATTTAAGTTAGTCATAAACTCTTCATAGCTTTTGGCTACTGGAAAATGATCGCACTCAATCTTTCCGATACCATCTTCAGATTGTACGATTACACATTTATCCATGCTTGCGGCAAAAGATGTTTTACCAATACCACCTGGGCCATAACATATAAGCCTTGGCGGTTTAACCTTACCTTTCTTTTGTATTGCGGCTAGACTCATTCAACCACCTCAACTTTAGAATCCTGTGATAAAGCAGAATCTAGTTGTGTGGCTAAATTGCTAGCATCCCTTTCAAGGCTTCTAAGGGATTGGGTAAGATTTAAAGCTTGTTTAAATAGATCAGAATCCCTTAAGCTTTGTATTGTTCTATTTACACTTGTAAGCTCATTAGCTAATGGAATTGTTTTTTCATCTAAATCAGATTCAAAAACCTCGTTTGTAGTTCCATCTTCACGATTAATTGTAAAGATAGGCTCTTTTTTATTTTCTTTAGTCATATTTCTCTCCTAGAGTAGTTTTATAAGTATCACAATCTGCCTTGGCATTACAGAATCTGCAATGATCTCCCGCAGCATATTGTGGGTTTTCTTCGTCACAAGCATCAGTAGCTTGTTTCAAATCGTTGTAGCCCCAATCAACCAGATTGGTAGCTGAAATCTCGTATGTTCTTATAGCGCCATCTTTATGCCAACCGCGTGGTTGTACAATGGTCAGCTCCATGGTGGTAGTCTCATCCCCATACCGCGCGAGCGCACCCAGTCCATAAATCATTAACTGCTTATTCCTTTCGACATCGACACCCCACTTACCAGACTTTAAATCTATAACTGCGATGCGATCTTCACCAATTAAAATTGTGTCAGCAGTACCAAAACACTTTGTTGATATCTCATCCATGTAGACTTTTTCTTCTATCAACATCTTAGCTTTGAGTTCTTCTTTTCTTTTATGTATGTACTCTACATATGTTTCCGCGCACGCAATCATATCCTCATCAACTTCTATCTCAAAGTCTTCGACCACCTGAACTTTGCCTAACCAATAGTCACGCAAGGTCATGTCTTTGAGTCTGCCTTTTAATAGCATCTCGCACATCTCATGGATAAGCGTTCCTGTAGCCGCAGGGATGCCTACCTTATATTCTGCTGAATAGTTTAAGTACGCGCTCGCTGGGCATTTAAACCAGCGATCTGAGGATGAGGGGCTAAATATTGCGTGAGCCATTGGAAACGTATGAGCTTTCTTCTAATTCTTTGATCTCTGTTAAATCATAAAGAACTTTACCGCCGATCTTATAATAGTTAGGGCCTCCGCCTTTGCGCCTTAAATTTGATAGCGCGTGTGGATTTTTGCCCCACCTTTTAGCTAATTGCTTAGTGTCTATAAAGACTTTATCGGTGTCTGTCATTTCCTAATACTCCCTTTTTGTATTTGAATGTTGTTAAATTTACACTAAAGTTATATGATATGCAAATATATTTATAAAAAAGGAGAAGAATATGAGTATAGATAATGCAACGCCAGAGGAATGGGATCAAGCAATCGATATGCTTGCGATCAATAACCAGGTAGGTGGTAATCATTATAAAGGCAATGGCATACAACCTATTGAGTATATTTACGCAAATGGTTTGTCATGGTCGATGGGTAATGTATTAAAGCTTATTACCAGAGACAAGGTTGATAAGATTGAAGACTTACTTAAAGCCAAGCATTACATTGACCTTGAACTACAGCTTGTACATGGTGTAGACGGAGAGGGTAATAAATTAGGCCAATACTCTAAGGAGGTAAAGGTCTAGGAGTAAAGCAATGAACTTGTTTGATTTTGAAGATCCAGTTCTAAATGAGAGGAACAACAATACGCCTGTTTATGTAAACAGATATATTGCGCGTTCTTTGATAGATGTAGCTGGGTTGGAAAACAAAGATCCTCAAGCATTAGCGGAGTATTTCCTGCAATTAGGAATTAACTCCGTTAAGCATTACAAGGATCAAGAAGTTGTATTTGATATTAAGAATCTTTAATTAAGATTTTTTAATATATCTTTGATGTTTTTAACAGCATCATTGTTCTTCATGTGTTCATCGTTGATGGTTAGTTGAGCTTGGTCTAAAGGTTTAGAAAACACCACATTTCTGTGAGTTATAGAAACAAAAGCAAATAAATCTATTTCATTATTTTTGTATTTTCTGTGTGCAACTCTTTGACCTTTGCGCATATCAAACCGCCAGTTGCCTCTGCGTTCTTCTATTTGTGATTGAGTTTTGACCTGGCACTTATACAGCTTTAGGTTGTGTTCAAAGATGATGTCTGCGGATGCGTTGTGTGGAA